GCCAACGGGGAATGAAGCGCTCACTTGGCGCTCTCCTTACTGGCGGGCGTGCCGCCCTTGGTGGTGTAGTGCTTGACCGGCAGAGGCCGGCCCAGCCTGTCGACGGCGTCCTTGTTGACGACGTCGTGCGCCTCCGGGTTCACCAGCTGCGTTGAGTACTCGTGGCCGGTGGCCTTGTCCTTGACGCGGGTCCAAGACATGCGTAAATCGCCCTCCTCGGGCATAGAACGGAATCGGGCGGTTACGGCTGGTAAGTGAAACCCCACGTCGAAACGGCGTACATCGCCGTCACCTCGGGCAGGGACTCATCACGCTGAGGTGGTTGTGAGGACAGCGGCGTGGGCTTCCACGAGATGGCGCCGATCTGTGGGCGCCAGTTCTCGAGTGCATTGTTCGCGCGCTCAGCGCCCCACAGGGCTTCGTCAGTAGCCTGCGCTCGAGGGCCGACACTGGTCGAGTTAACCCACACCGTCGTGTCCCTCATCGTCGCCACATCGCCCAAGTTGTCAGACGTGCTACCAGGGGTGTTGGAGTACACGAACAGGTAACGCGGCGCAGCGTCGTCAGGGACAGCGTTGCGGTACACCGGGCGCGACGGACCAACCTGCGACTCAAGCCGCGCCGCAACAGCTTCGACCAGGGCCCTACTCAAGCGCCTTCACCCCGATCTCACCCAAGAACTTTTCAATGTTCGGGACCTCGCGGCGCAACGCAGCGGTGTGATCCACCACGGCGGCGTTCTTCGACGTGCCGAACGCCAAGATGTTGCCTAGGCCACCCTGCGGGCCGCGCTTGTCGACACCAATCTCAGCGGACAGGCCGCGGAGGTCATAGTTGATAGCCGCCGGGATGCGTGGGGCGTAACGGTGACCGGTGAAGTCAGCCTTCATGCCATTCTTGATGTTCAGCGCACCCTTAGCTATCACCGCAGTAGCCTGCAACGTCGCCTTCCGGCCAGCCTGACCAAGATCCGCAGCCAACTTGTCAACCTGCGACGCGTCAATACTCACGTCCATCAGGTCACCACCGCATCAATCGGGATCCGGCGCGCAGTCTTGATGCTGCCAACATGCGGACCCGTCACCGTGAACAACTCACCAACCACAGCCGCGTCGAGCTGGCACGCCGTCATCGTGACGACGTGCCCACGCGTCACCGCCTCAGACCCCGCAATAGGAAGGTGCAGCTCGAGCCGGACCACGCCAACCTCACGGTCGCCAGCGTCGGCCGGGCGGACCATCACGTTACGGGTCTGCAACTTGCACCGGCCCTCGTACACCACCACGGGGTCACCAGGGGTGTACGTGCCAGCGTCCTCATCCCAGACGGCTTCGGCGGCGTCCGTAATGCGGCACGCGTCCAGCATCAACGCCTCAGCAGCGACCCGGCCCGCCAACACGGCAGACTCGGCGCTCACCAGCCCGGCACAATCGTGAACGCCCCACCGCGGCGACGCACCCCAAGCAGTAACGACAGCTCGTCATCCGCGAGGTACAAGTTGCCGCCAGCCACGGACGCGTCCCGCTTGTAGCGGTAGTCGTCCACGGCCTCTTCGGACTTAGCATCAGGGTTCTTCAACACCCGCAGCACCATGTCCACGGCAACGCCGGCCGCGAGCAGCCGGTAGTTGTCGTCGCTGGCGGCGCGCGCATCAACGTTCGGCACGGCGTTACGGATCAATGCCGAAGCCCGGTCCAGTCGAGCCTGCGCCCCGCCCTGCTCGTCAGGGCTCAGGGGGCGCCACTCGGCCTCAATGTCAGCGACAGTTGCAAGCGCAGACATGGCGCCCCCTTCCTCTTACTTCTCTTCGGACACGTAGCCGAGCGACCGGAGGTGGTCGACCGACGCCTGCGGCGTACCCTCCGGAACAACATCGCCCCGAGACAGGTACCGCACCGCGCCATTACTGTCCTTGATGGTCACCAGCGACGCAGTCACCTTCAGGTCACCCTTGACGGGGCTCTTAGCCGCCGTCATCAGGCAACGCCCGAGATACGGAAACCGGCCCCCGGGTCAGTCACCACAGGCACGAAGTTCGCGCGGGCACGCAGACGCCACGCGTCGTTCTCGTCAAGGCGCATGACCTTCGACTCGACCAGCTCGCCAGCAGCCTGGTAGCCACCGCCAAGGTTCTCGGTCGCGATGAAACCAAGCTGGTTGGAGTCAAGGATCCACGCGTTGGTGCCACCGGCGCCGGGCAGGTTCGCCGACGGGGCCGGAACAACCTGCAGGCCCGCGAGAACCTCGAAACGACCCGTGTAGATCGGGTTCGTGGCCTGCTCACGCTGCATCGCGGCAGCAATGGTCGGGTCAGAAGCCAGGTACGCCCAGGTCGAGTCGTCCACGAGGAGGACGTTGGGCTCGTAGCCCAGGTTCAGGGCCCGAACGTCAGCCTTCGCCCGCAGGATGTCCTGCAGGATGCTGGGCGCGGTGCCAGAGCCGTCCCACTTCTGCTTCGCCGCGCGGGTCGCGGTGATCGCCGAAGCAATAACCGAGATGACCGACGAGTCGATAGCAACAGCAGCGGAGTTGACCAGCTTCAGCATGCCCTTGTTGACCGGGTCCATGTTGCGGCGCTTGATCGCCTCATCGGTGATGAGGGTGTCCTTGCCCCACTTGGTCACCTTCGCGAGGCCGGCAGCGCCGTCCCCAACGGTGGTGATGGTGTACTCGGCGCCCGGCGACACGGCCTCGGTCGAGGCGTCAGCGAAGATGCCCTCAACCTGCTCGTAGCCGATGGCACCACCGGAGGTTTCCATGCGGCCAGTCAGCAGCTGGGTGCCGACGTACCGCAGGTCGCCGAGGGTCTGCAGCCGGCGAGCAACGAACTGGGGGGACTGGAGGAATCGCGACGCGGTGACATTCGGGTCAGAGTAAGTCGCCGGTGCGGGAGGGTAGGTAGCGATGTGAATCACCTCAAGGTAAAGGCGGAGAGGCGATCACGCCGTCTCCTAAAAGGATGTGGGGGTCTTGCGGGTGCCGGTCAGCGGCAGACGAGCACGCGAACCTTCGCGGCGTCCGCGGCGGTCGTCAGGGCGACGCCGTACTGCTGACCAGCCGGAGGAGTCGCGGAAGCCACGACGGTGCCGTTGGCGCCCGTGATGACAGGGGAGCCCGCAGTGATCGCGCCGGAGGCGGTGCAAACCTGCACACCACCCGCGTAGACCGTCACGTTGTCGTTGGTCACAGCGTCGAACGCCGCGTTCCCAACGAACGACGTCGAGCCGGCGCCCGCAGGAGCCACGGTGCCCGAACCGGACACTGCGACAACCTGACCGCCGACGATGGACGCCGACGCCTTCAGGGTCAGCGCCTGACCGGGCTTGTACAGGGGGAGGTACTCGGCCATGTGCTGGCCTCACTTTCGGTTAGTGGAAGGAAAGAAACGTTCGTACTCCGCGTCTTCATCAGCCTGCGGAGTAGTCGGACGGGCGCCCTGGCCGGGATCCGGCCGGGGCGTAACAGGCGGCACGTTCCCGCGCCAAGCAAGGAGACGGTCAGCGTGAGCCGCCAACTCCTCCTCAGACGAACCGTTCAGCGTTGCCGCGATGTCCGCCGGCAGCCCCTTCGTGAGCGCCACACGCGAACGCACAGCCTCACGCTCCGTCTGCTCAAGGCGCTGCGCCAGTTCGTCCCGGTCCCGCTGAGCCTTCTGCAGCTCGGACAGGTCCCGGTCCTCAATCTCCTTGAGGCGCCTGGCTGCGTCTGCGTTCGCCTTCGCGCGGTTCTCCTGCTCGCGAGCCTTTTGCTTCCAAAAGTCAACCGTTTCGGTCGGCTTCGGCTGCGCAGGTTCCGGCTGCTCGACCGGCGCACCCTCGACAGGGGCGGCGTCGGGCTGCTGGGGCTCAGGGGCTTCGATGGGCTGGTCGGACATTGTTGTACTCCCGTTCCGGGATCGTTCCGTCTCCGTTGCGGCGACGGTGGGTCTTGAGTCAGAGCACGTAACCGTTCTGCCTCAGCAGAGCCAAGGCTTCGGCGCGATCCGACGAAAGTCTGTAAATGGCGTCAGGGGTGAGGCGTCGCCGCCCAGCCCCAAGACGTTGTCGGGCAAGCCCACGTTTCGTGGTGCCCTCAGTTGTGGTCATCCCCGACGCGCCACG